ATATACCTGGTTGCTGATCGCCCCTCCGCACAGGGGGATTCACCATGCCAGTTTCTTTTAACAAACTCCCCGCAAACCAGACAACAGTCAACCGCCTGAATTGTGAGGTATTTAAAAATTTCAACGGGTAACTGATACCCTGCTAATCGCCTGATGCTTTCTTTTTCAGCAACGGGAAAGCAACAACCACCACACCCACCAGCCGCCCATTTACCACAAATAAAAAAGCCTTCAGGACTGAAGGCGTCTGTAACAACCGAACTGATAGTCTGCCAGACCCGCCATAACCAGCTGGGTCAGTATTAACTGGCAGCGTTCGCGTGAAAGGTAAGTATTCTGCGCAATCTCCCCGACGGTCGCCGGTTCGGTGACGCTTAATTCATTAAACACCACTCTGGCGGTTTCGGTCATATCCTGCTGTTTCAGCATGTCTTTTTCCGGTTAACGTGACACACCAATAACTCTTGTCGAAAAAGCCAGCAAGCTGAAAGACCGGTATTCACCGCCGCCAGCGCGTTTACTGTACTGGACCGATTTCAGCCATAAAAAAACCCGCTCGCGGCGGGTTTAAGCTGTGTGGCGTAGTAACCACTCTTAACATACTGACATACTTTTTGCGGACCGCGCTAATCATTTTTTACTTTTTTGGGCAGCCAGTCGTCCATCTCCAGCCTTACACCCAGCATCGACAGACATCCGTCAATAAATCCTTCAGCAATCTGCATCTCAATTCGTATTGCCTTTTCGCTCTTCTTTCTTGTTCTGGCAATCTGCCTTTTTGATATGCGCAGCAGATAATGAGCTACCAGCAGCGAATACTCGTCCGGTTTTTTCTTCTTCAGGCGCGTAAGGCAGTTTTCGATGATAAGGCCGTCATCATCGCTGCAGGCCGGGCGAGGTTTAGCGGTGGATGGTAAAAGGCCTTTAAATCCAGCAGCTATCGGAGAATAGTCCACCCCGGCGTTACCACTTGCCGCCCATGCCCCCCAGCGTTCGAGAACCATCTGAATATCACGCATTATTCGCACTCACCAACCAGATTGAGAATGACCGTTGCACCGTCGTCTTCCATGCATTCACCCTTACCACTTGCCAGAAACCAGCGGCACACCTCCACGGCTTCAGCGCGTGTCACCGGTTTGATGGTTGCCAGCAATTTTTCAAGGTAGCGCTCCCGGTCATATACCGATTCGTGATGCTCAGAGTAACCAAACTCATCGCCCTGTTCTTTAGTTGCAGTGTGGCGAACACTGTAGAGCCAGTCCCAGTAAACGAACTCGCGAACAACATCAGACAGCGTATAAGGCTCAGGCAGCACATCGCGATATCCATCAACAAATGCCCGACGCTGTTCATCAATTTCGTTCATGCGGCTGCCGCCAATGCTTCCGGCTTTTTTCTCTGCCGCAGTCCAGCCCCAGAGATGATCGTTGATAAATTTCTGGGAAGACCTGATGACCCGCTCTGCTTCCACATCTTCGAGCGCTGCTTCATAGCTACCAAACGTAGCCCTGACTGATGCCGCTTTTTTGATGTTCTCCCGGGCGTTCCTGATAACCTGCGCAGGGTTATCCATGCCGATGATGCCGAACGCAACCTGGAAAGGTTCGTAACCATTCGCCAGCAGATAACGCGAATAGCGTTCCTGAGCCTCTTTTGGGGAAATTTTAATTTTCACCAGCGCAGCCTCAGCAGCATCCAGATGTGCGGGTTCGTTCAGACGGATAACCTCCAGCACCCAAAGATAAGCATCAGTCTGCTTATGCCCGGTGATTCTCCGTTGCTCTGGCAGGGGCTTGATGTTTGCGAGGGCGGAGCTGTACGCTGCCGTCGGGATGGTGAATAGTGCTTTATGTTCGTTATTATCAGTACGCATTACGCAACCGCCTTTTTCTTATGGAAAACCAGCTCTCGAACCTGATCACCGTTCATGAGCATATTGTTGAAATCATCGTGATCCGGCCAGTACACGCTCACGCGCTGCAGGTCATTCTTTGCCATCAGATTGGCATGAGCACATTCGCAAGCCGCAGCCAGCCCGGTGGCGCTGTTCTCGTCACGGTCGGCAAAAATAATCAGGTGCAGAACACCAGCTGGTACGCGAAACTTTTTCATAAAGCCGCTGTTAATGGTTGCCCAGGTGTTCACGTTATAAATCTGGTGCGCTGACAGCGCTGTTTCGATGCCTTCGGCGATACCCAGAGTGCTGGCGACAGGAAACATGCGGATAGCTACAGAACGAGCGTGATCCAAATAGTTATCTTCCTGCAGGGATTTGAGGCGCTTTGCACTGCTACCGATATCTGCTTTTTTATCACCATCAAGCAGAGTCTGGTGCAGATAGCACAACTCCCCTTTATCGTCCGTAGCAAGTGAATAAAGAGACTGGAACACACTCCCGTTGTGTCTCTGCCTGGCATTGAACCGGATCGCCTCAGCAGGAAGACTGAATATTCCACGAGAATTAAGATACGCTGCGCCGGATGTACCACGCAGTGCCTCCAGTTTTGAAAACTTGCTCAATACCCGTTTGCGTAAGCTGGTGGCGCTGCTGGTTACCGGGATTTTAACCCGTTGGTAATCATTACCGATCAGGCGGTCTATTTCGGTACAAATCTCGTTAAATGGCTTCGCCTGTGTCAGGGTGACAAGTTTCATACCATCGCCACTACCACATACACAGATCCACGTTCCTGCACCGTCGCGGTCGTCAATTCGGAACTTGCCACGTGCACCGCATACCGGGCATTCACCCTTGAAGTGATTTTTTCCGGTTATCGGCGGCAGACCGAAGTGCTCTAATATTTCAGGCCAGCGGCCTTTCGCTGCATCTGCTGTTTTCATCTTACTGACTCAGACTGTTTATATTTTTCTGGAGTTGGTGCTTTGCCTGCATGATGCGCCAGGCCTCACTGCCTGCCGGTATCTCACGTCGTTCATCACGTTCCTGAGATAAATCAATCGTTGTTTGTGCGTTTTCAGTGACCTTCTGAACCCGCTGGTGGCCTTTGGCAAACCGGATCAGTTTGTGTCTGATGTAGTTATTTACCTCAGGGGTAATTTCCATCGGAAAGTTACTCAGTCCGTCAGGCCACTCACCGAACTTTTCCCGGAAAGTGTGAGCACACCATCCGTCACTGACTGGACGCCCCAGCGAAGCACGCTGGCGCTGATAAAATTTGATCTGACTCCACCAGGACTGTTTCTCTGCCTTCGTCGACTGATGCTGATTTTTACCCAGCTTATTAAGTTTGCGGCTAGTGTCAGTATCAACGTCTTCACCTCGCAGCGGCTTGTGTCCACATTTCGGGCAAACATAGACGCCTGCTGGCTTCATGTAGTGGCATTGAGGGCATTCATGTGGCAGTTTTTCGGCCCGTTCCTCAACTGCCCGGCGCGCGCTTTCCTCCATGCCGTCAGACTTACCGGGAAGCTCGTCGTACTCGATTGAATCCGGATAACCCAAACGGTGCACGGTGCCGCTGTGATCGAAGATAAGGCAGGACTCTTTACCCGGTGCGGTGCGCAGCCCACGCCCGAGAGCCTGCAACCAGCGAATTTCGCTTTTTGTTGGCCTGGCGTAGATGATGCAACGAACGTCACTATCAAAGCCGGCCACCAGAACGCCCACACTAACGATGATTTTCGTTGCACCGGTTTCAAAGCGGTGAATGATGGTCTGGCGCTCATCTACCGGAGTGTCGGCGGTCATTACCTCAGCGTTAACACCCGCCAGGTTAAACTGGATTGTCAGATAATTGGCGTGAGCTACGTTGACGCAGAAAGCGATGGTAGGTAAATCCCGACCATTCTCCAGCCAGTTCTGTACGATGTCGCCCACCAGCGTAGAGCCGCACATGATTTCAGCCAGCTGTGTTTCGTTGTAATCGCGGCCGTACTCAAGCGAAGATGTGGTTTTAACACCTTTCAGATCCGGCTTAGTTGGCGCGTAAAATTCGTATTTACTCAGATCGCCACGCTGGATTAACTCGCCGATGGTGGTCGGCTTAATCAGTCGGTCATAGTATTTGCCCAGGAACGGAGAAAACGGAGTACCCGACAGGCCAATCACCTTTACGCCTTTGCCGCGCAGACGTTCGATATCCTTCAGGATGCGTTTTTTACGCAGGTGCGCTTCGTCGATAATCAGCAGATCGATATTTTCAGGAAAAACACGACGAATAAGCGTGTCAGCGCTGGCAATCTGAATTTTCCGGTCCGGATCGTAGTTCGGGTGATCCGCCCAGATATAACCGATTTCATCTCCAGGTAAACCATACTGCACGAACCGATTAGCCGTCTGACCAATCAGGATGGTGTACGGAACACAGAACAGAACACGCATACCACGGCTGACAAAACCAGCAACTATGAAGGCTGCCAGACCCGTTTTACCGCTACCTGTTGGCGAGTAAACCATGAAGGTGTCGTTTGCCTTCCAGTCACGGCGCAACATGTTTAACGCTCGTTCCTGTGCAAAATTCGGCGTGATCGTCAGCTCCATTGTGCAGCTCCCGTGCTGATGAGATAATAATTTTGTGATGTGGTTTTCATGGATTCCCCCTCACATGGCTGGTGGCCTCCCCAAAGGCTGCCAGCCTCCCTTCTGATTCAGCTCCTCTGAAAAATCACTCTTCCAGGAAGAACCCTTTTCGTTTCTCAGCGCCTGAGCGCTTTGTACTACCTTGCTCATACGGGCGTTTTTTTAAATTGCGCCCTTAAGACAGTGATCTACTTAACCAATGGATCTCTCCTGTTGGAAAAGACCCTATTCCTGCCCCAACACCCAATCCCCCCTTACCCCCCTTACCCTCTTCCCCATAAAAACGTACTACTTCCCTAGTACACATGAGGAGTTGGGTCAGTTGGTTGCCAACCTGAACAGGCACCTTTAAGCCTGCTTCTGTTCGGGTACCTTTAAACCCGAAACAATGAGGAGCGCGATTGCGATCCAGCCAGGGGAGGTTCGGCTGTATACCCCTGTAAAGCTCTGCCCTGATTTCTTACAAACAGGCGGAGCCTTGTGTTTGCTTCGTGCCTTGCTCTGTTCTCCTTGCGGAATGAAACAGGCTCAGCGTCAAAAGTGATTTCGTATACCTCCGCATATTTCAGGGCAACCTTCCGTCTCAGTGACGGAGGCAGCCCCTGTAACTGCTGCTGAATCCACTCTTCGTCTGCCTGGCAGTACCTAGATGGCATCTCTGTCTGAACGTAATTCTGGGACATACAAGCCCTTCACCTCCCCCGTGCGCGCTAAGCTTGGATGTGGAAAAAGCTCTGGTAGGTCTGGCCGAAATTCATACGCTTGGATCTTTCCGTCGACAGCTGCAACCAATAACGGCACAAATTCTGGTGAAATCTTGTTCTTGCAGTTCAACCAATCGCAGACTGTTGACTGGGCCTTTCCGCATCGCTTGGCTAAGGCTTGCTGACTTCCAAGAATCTCAATAGCTTTCTCTATGGCTTTATGTTTCATAATCGCATCTCCTATTGAACGCATAATAACAACAGGAAAAGCGATATTCAACGTTAAACATAGAATATTTATCGGAAAGCCGATAAACTAGCCAAGATAGAGAGGGGAGGAAAATCGCAATGACATTTTCAGAACGACTTGATTTAGCTATGCGCAACGCAAAATTTACGCAAGGTAGGCTGGCCAAAGAAGTGGGTATGGCTCAGTCCAGTGTTAATCAACTACTTAACAAAGCCAACGGTTCCAGAAAAACAGTCGAAATAGCAAAAGTTTTGGGCGTTAACCCGGAATGGCTCGCATCGGGTGTTGGCCCAATGGAAATCGTGACCTCTGCAGACTCACACCAAATACGTAACATTTCTGAAGATTGGGTTACTGATTCGTATGTCGTGGATGTTTTAGACATCAGATATAGTTGCGGACCTGGTAGTTATAACTCTGATTTTCCTGATATTGTCAGATCTATAGCGATAGAACCAGGATACGCATCAAGAGTTTTTGGCGGCAGACCAGCATCAGCAATCAAAGCAATAAACGCCCACGGCGACAGTATGAAAGGCACAATAGACCCTGAAGACTTGGTATTTGTAGATGTATCAGTTCGCACATTTAATGGTGATGGTATATACGCCTTTACATACTCTGGAACATCGCACATCAAAAGACTTCAAAAAATCAAAGATACTCTAACGGTGATATCTGACAACCCAGCTTACAAGGATTGGGCTATCGAACCGGAAGACTTCGAACAACTTCACATTGACGGAAAAGTAATTGTCAGTTGGCCTATGACACTACACCGTTTTGCATAAGCAAAAATCATTTAACCCGCCCACTCTTAAGTGGGCTTTTTTTTTGGGAAAAAATCGATAAACCGATTGACGGGTGAAATCGGTAAACCTATTATCTTGACATAGGTATCGAACTCACCAAAGCAATTATAGAGGATGAGAAAAATGTCATCGTATATGGGATTACCAACAAATCAGCACGATGCTCTTGAGAATATTCAGCTCTTAGTAGGGACTGGTGCACTACTGTATAGCAGCAATAACCCTGAGTTAATTGAACTTGCCAGCTCCATCCTGGCTGTAACTCAAAAATATAGCCTCACCGCGTCACGTTTATGCAAACAAAATTTAGCTATTAATTCCCAGAATCGGATTCGCACCCAACGCGAAACCTGCGGCTTAACAACCGCCGAACTCGCTAGGCTGCTCGATCTCGATGAAGAAATTATCATCCAGTGGGAGAGCGGAGAGTACGAACCAACCATCAGCATGCTTATCCCTCTGGCTAATGTTCTTGGCTGTGATCCAATGTTGTTATTGACTGATGCTTATAAACAAAATCAGGAGGAAGCATAAGATGAAAATGTTCAAAGGCCTTACCAACGAACCGGAGACAACTTTTCATCACATTGCCGTACTGCTTGAAGCGGGGTTAATCATTTCGGCTTCCGGTGATGAAGAATGTGATGAACTTTCGGATGATATCTTTTTACTGGCACAACAATACGCCAGAAGCGCATGCGATGCATTTAAGGAGCAAAGAACATGAAAACTCCATTAAATATTCTTGAGGAAGTGGCAGCACAAATAAAAGAGAATACATCAATGCTTGAATTTATATTTAAGAATTCGCCCGACTCAGGAGAGACAGACGATTATTTATGTTGCCTCATTCGCTCCATGAATAAAACCTGTGAAATGGCTTACGCGTATATCGACACACTGCGCAACGAATAAAGAAAACTCAATAAACAATCACCCATAAAAACATAACGGTCTCTGGTCGGGAATTTCCACAACCTGAAAATGGTGGTGATGCATGAAAAACAGAAGTGCTTATAAAACCGCATTATTAATGGCTAATGCAGGATACTGGTCAGTTGCAATACTGTTTCTCAGGAAAGCATACGGGAAATAACAAATGACACATGAACCCATTAATACATATCGTCGCCGTATAGCTGTTGCGGCACTCCATCGAATAAAACGTAAAACAGGTGGTAATCTGCTTATTGTTGACCTTCCTGATGGGAACATTACGACCATAGAAATAACTGAACAGTTTATAAACCAGTTGCTGTTACGCTTCGAAGGTATTACCCGTGGTGAATTGGGCCGGGTGGAGGGTGAAACCGAAATCCACACTGCATACCAGAATGCTATCGGGATTAATCAACATACTGAATACCTGACTGAAACCGGAAAGTTAATTATAGACAACCTTTTTCAAGAGATTATTGATTACGCGAAAGAAAAATATATCAGCGGAGGAATTAACTGATGGCTAATTTATCCCCTGTATCTGTTGTGCACGAAAAAGTGCAGATCGTTATGACAATTGAAAATGGCCAAGTCACAGGTGTCTGCAAAGTCCGCGATGGCGAGCTGATTGCCAGCATGGATACATTCATACGGCTGGCAGAAAGAGCGGGGTATCAGATAACAGCACCTGCTCAGGAGGAAACCGGTGGCATTAACAGCAACACGCATTCCTGAGCGGATCCACCGGCAGGCATTGCAGGTCCTGTTGTTGTACCGATGCCGACGGATATTTCCGCATCGGATACAGCGCACCGGATATCTCAGTCTGAAGGTTAACCGTCGCTGGCGGCTGTTATCGAAAGACGACGGCCGGAACTGGGAAGTAATGAGTCATGAACGTTATTCGGGAGAAATAAAGAAATGATCGACAACCGCACCGCCAGCACCATTGACCAGGCATTACAGAAACATGATACACCCGTCGGCCCGTTATTTTTTGTAACACGCCACGGAAGAACAAAAAAATGCCTCACCCGAAAAACGGCAATTCGTTACCTGGCATTCTTTATGACCACCCGCGCTTTTGAACGTTCAGGATTCCGACAACGCTATCCTGACAAGCGTTTTATCTTCAACAGGAATGAGATATGGAAACGTGGAGAATCAACCACAGAGTATACCCGCGCACACCAGCGAACAATCAGACGACTGCGCAGACTCATCGCCAGGAAACAGTATACAGAAAAATGGTTCAGAAAATATGACACATGGAGCGCCGGATATTACGAACTGATGGCAACAAAACCATTCTGACGTAAACGAAATTAACCATGACGCAATTAAATAAGGCAAGCCGAATACATCAGGAGGACCATGAACATTTATTTCAGAATAGTTATATCACTGGCAATTATCACATGTATTTACGGATTAATCGTTCCGGCCCTCATATCAATGAAGGATACGGTAGCAGTGATTTCTGGCTTTGCTCTGGCGTGTCTGACCCCGCCCTGCATTTATGCCATTTATAAGGGTCTTTCTTTTTCTAAGGATAAAAGATGAAAAAATTACTTTTTGCTTTAGCCCTTGTTCTGCCGACCATTGGCCTTGTCGGTTGCGATCGCGTTGAGCCTGGTAATGTGGGCATCAAAGTAAACAAACTGGGCGACGATAAAGGCGTCGGTGAAGTGGTCGGTGTTGGGCGCTACTGGACGGGATGGAACACTGAGGTTTACATCTTCCCGACCTTTAAGCAGATGAAGACCTACGATGATCCATTCAGTTTCCAGATGAGTGACGGTACAACCATCGGCTATCACATCGGCGTGGCCTACAAAGTTGATCCATCCAAAGTTACCACAGTCTTTCAGACCTACCGCAAAGGCGTGGACGACATTACCGACACCGACCTGCGCCAGAAGATAGCCGACGCACTCAACCGACTGGCCAGCAAAATGACCACCGACAAATTTATCGACGGCGGCAAGTCTGAGCTGCTGGATGCAGCTCTTAAAGACATTCAGGAAGAAATGACGCCCATCGGTATTCAGGTAATGAGCCTCTCATATGTGGGTAAGCCGGAGTACCCACCTACTGTTATCGACAGCATTAATGCCAAAGTCACGGCGAACCAGAAAACCCTGCAACGCGAGCAGGAAGTAAAACAGCGCGAAGCGGAAGCCAACATGTTGCGCGCGGAAGCTGCCGGACAGGCAGATGCGATTCGCACAAAAGCCCAGGCCGAAGCCGATGCTATTCGTTTACGCGGTGAAGCTCTGCGCCAGAACCCCGGTGTTATGGAGCTGGAAGCCATCAACAAGTGGAACGGTACACTGCCGCAATACATGACCAGCGGTGCCAACACACCATTTATTCAGGTTAAGTAATACATATGCCCGGTATTACACGCCGGGCTGTCTGGAGATAAAAATGAATATTGTAACCATCAACAACAAACAGTTTCCGGTAATCGAATATCGCGGTCAGCGTGTTGTGACATTTGCAATAATTGATGACGTCCACCAGCGCCCGGAAGGTACCGCCCGTGCTGCGTTTAACCGCAACCGTTCTCACTTTATCGAAGGGGTGGATTTTCTTGAAATGACTGCGGACGTAATACGTACGGAGTCACTTTCTGATGCCTTTGCCGCGCGAACTGCCAAAGGGATCATTCTTTTCGAGTCTGGTTACCTGATGTTGACGAAGCCTTTTAACGATGCTCTTGCATGGCAGGTTCAGCGCGAACTGGTTAACAGCTATTTCCGAACTCACGCGCCGCTGACGGAAATGGAGATGATCGCTGCAATGGCCGCCGATGCCGTTCGCCAGCAGAAGCGCCTGAGTCATGTTGAAGAGAAGATCGAAACGGTCACCAAAGCTGTGGAGAACATCAAACGCGGCACAATGCGCACCGGATATGTCGGTTACCGCCAGGTGGTAGCCAAAAGCGGAATGAGTGACGCCAAGTGTCGGAATCTGGTCAACGCCTACCACATCCCTACCGACACGCACGAATTTATGACTCCGGACGGTCTGTTGTCTCGCAGGGCTGTCGTCGAGCTTGAGACATTTATGGCGGCGTTCCACCAAATGATGTCAGAGGCTGAACCACGCGGCACACGCTGGTATCACCCGAAGATGGGGCTTTTTCAGGTAATCGGATGGGAGGATAAAGCATGATCATCCAGTCAAAACTTATTCGCGCCGCTCTGGTGTGCGCTGCTAAAAACGACGTTCGTTATTACCTGAACGGTCTTCACATCACGCCAAAACATATTGAGGCAACCAATGGTTTCGTAGCACTGCGCATGACTCACGGCATCCGGACGAAGAAAAACATCATTGTCCAGTTCGAAGGTGGCGTCCCGGCCAAAGCCGAAACGACAGAGCTGATTTTTAGTAAAGAGCCGATCCTGTTCATCGCGACCAGTTTCAGCGCCGGCTGTCCATTACCGGCATTAAATTGGTGGACGGTTGTTTTCCGGATTTGGAACGCATCATTCCGAAAAAATTTGACCTCTGTACACACCCGGTGATCCAGGCGGGTTACCTGAGTTATCCAGAGAAGATGTTTGGTCGTGAGCGTAAATTTATTCCCGTCCAGTTACGTTCCTCCGGTGACGGGCAAGCGGTCAGAATTCAGTTTGATTCCATCATCAACTCAATGTATGGCAATCCTGAATTTGTTGTGATGCCTTGTCGTGATCATGGCGATTTCAATGTGGCTCAGGAGCATCCGGAATGAAAATCGAATACCAGGACGCCGCAGGAGGTGAATCAATGAGCTGGCCTGATGCAATCGTAACTCTGGGGGTGGTATTCGCAGTAGCGTTTGTTGTGTTCTCAATTTGTCGATGGGGATAACCACATGTTCGCTTTGATTCAACGCGGTCAGATATACACGGACAGAGCCGGATACCCCGTGGTGATTACTCGCATCACTGAGCACTCAGTGTTCTTTCGACGGATGGACGGACGATCCGGGCGGGTACGCATTGGTGAGTTAAACTGCCTGTTCGAACATATTGACCACCAGGAGTACCGCAAAATTCTCGCGGACACTGAGCAGGAAAAGCACCTGAAAAAATTACGAGCCATAAAAAGGAAGTAAAGAATGAATAAAGCATTTGAACAATGGGTCCACCAGCGTTACGGCAATCGCTATGACCTGACGCGAGATGTTGACGGCTTCTACTGTCGTGAAGTTGTGAAGCGAATGTTTGACGTGTGGTGCCACTGCCGTGGGCTGAGTGTTATGTGAGGTGATGTATGGGGCTGGATTGCGTGCCTATATCAACCTACTGCCGCGACGCGGGAGAAACGGTTGATGCCGTTAACAAACGGATACAAAGAGGAATATGGAAAGAAGGGGTTCATGTATTAAAAGTCGACGGAGTTAAAGAACGCTGGGTCGACTTAATAGAGGTTTCAAAATGGGCAAGAAAGAACAAGGATTATTATCTCTGCCAAGAGGAGTAACTATTCGTAAGCATAAAACTGCTTCAACACTAGTTATCACTTTCACATATAAAGGGGTTCTTTGCAGGGAGCCCCTGTCTCGGCTTGAGGCAAATACACGTGGTATTAAATATGCTGAGCGCCTGCTAGGGGAGATACAAAATCAGATCGCCAGCGGAACGTTTGAATATGCGAAATATTTCCCCAGTTCCAAAAAACTGGAGTTATTCGGTGTAGTAAAGAAAACCAAAAATATTAAGTCCTATCTTGATGAATACCTGAAAATTTGCATGAACCGCAATCTGTCGCCGTCAACCATTGGCGGTTACGAAAAATGTCTATCAGCACTATCAGAACTACATAAACTACATGTAACAGAATTGACGCCTGCGGTACTAAAAAATTGGATAGCCAGCCGAAAAACTAAGCTGAAAACAATCAGGAATAACCTGTCATTTCTGCGCAGCGCCATTGATGAGGCTGTAACTGATGGCCTGTTGACTATTAACCCGGTAACTCTTGTCAGCGCCAGCCGGTATCACGTGGTCGACAGTAAACCGAACGCCGACGATTACGAAGTTGATCCGTTTGCGCCTGCGGAAACCAGTGCCATATATCAGCACTGCAAGTATCAGGAATGGCAGAATCTGTTCCGCTTCGCCTTCAATACAGGGCTACGCAGCTCTGAGCTATGCGCATTACGTTGGACCGATATCGACTTTATAGGTAATACAGCGCACATACAGGCGGCCAGTGTCGTAGGGGTACTTAAAGGCACCAAGACAAAAGCCGGTACCCGTAAGGTGGAGCTGAACAGTGAGGCGCTGGCGGCCCTGCAGGCGCAGAAGCAATACACCTTTATGAAAAGTGAGTTCATATTCAGCGATCCGAAAACGGGAGATCCCTGGACGAACGCCGACGCTATCCGTAAAAAAGCATGGGTGCCGACCCTGAAAAAAGCTGGTGTGCGCTACCGTAACCCGTACCAGACGCGCCACACATTCGCCACCAGACACATTAGCCAGGGTGTAAACCTTTTCTGGCTTGCCGGGCAGATGGGGCATAAGGGGCCGGAAATGCTGTTCCGCAATTACGGTAAATACCTGGCTGAATACGACGGGAAAACCGCAATGGAATCTGGAATGAAGAAGTGATTTGAAGAAAAAACCCGGCAAATGCCGGGTCTTTTTGATGGTTATTCTGTCGCGCCACCTATCGAAACATAATCATGAAATTGATCGTCAATGAGTCGGTCCTTACAGATAACATGTACAATGTGACGACAACAGTTTTCATCATCATACGCACGACCCCAGCGAACAATCTCATCTACAGACAGATCATTCGCACTCCATGGCAAAGTACCTGAAACGCCACGCGCACCTGGACCAAGTATGTCCATAAATTTCTTCGTGCGTGAATTGTAGATCCGTACCTCGGCAATTCGAATGATGCTACTAGCCCAAAGAGCACCACCGGCAATACTTTGAATGTTATCGCAGATGAGAAACTCATGCTTTCGCGCAAGCATTTTATAGATCTCACGCGCCAAACCTGCTGATTGGAAATCCTGTGCGATAACAGCGCTTTTCACTTGCTTTCCGGTCATCATCTGACCGTTCTCTTCGATAAAATTAAAGTCGTTGAACTGTATACGACCTATTCTTATCGTTTTGTTATCGTCTACCATATCAAGACCCAAGAGGGTATTGACCAGATCCTGCATTGGAACCTTCGAATCAAGAAGGTCACTGCCATAGTCTAAAAAAAAGTCGTCGGTGGAACATCCCAGTTGATACACATCCAAGTAGTACTGAAACTCACCAGAACTGACAATGTACTCATCAGCCCTCAGTAAGCCAGCCTCGGCAGTGAAAAAATAGAATGACTCAATAAGACGTTTTTCGCCAAATGGCGTAATGTTCAAGTCCTTGTTATATGAAGGTATTAACGCAGGAGCCATTCAGCAACCTTTTAATGGTAGTTAATTTCCCTGTAGTTCTTCTGCATGTATAGAGCAATTGCCGCTTCAATTTTCTTCAGCAGATTACTGCTTACATACTGAGGATACTGATCTGCTGGCTTCACAACATAGCGCAATTTTTCTTTGTTCATGGCGATCTCAGCGAACGGGATCACGTCACCGTCACGAACCTCATTGTTCAATGTCACAATAAACAGCTGACGTGCCGGGGAGACACGATCACTCAGTCTTCTCACGAAGAACTCGTTTGCTGTGTTTGAGTCAACAAAAGAACTGACGAGTTGAGTCCGACGCTCAATCGTCTGTATCGATCTTCTCGCTACTGTTCTCATGCTAGTCTCCTCAACACTTCACTGGCTGTGCAGTGAAGGTACAAAAAGCCACTGATGATAACAGCGTCATCAGTGGCCCTTGATGGTGATAACCGCAGTTACCTAAATAGTATGATATTACCTTACGGGTAATTCTTCAACGATTGCTCTGAATTGAATAGTCTTGAAGTGCTATGAACAGCACAAAACAGCGCTAATCACCGCCCCAGTGGCGCCTAAACACTTCAAAATGTTGGACAGAATCAGGACGTTAGAGGTACTACAATATGCACGTAAAATGCACGTGAGGTATTTTAAATTAGAAAAATCATTAATATTCAATTGGTTAAGAATTTTTCGGATACGGGTTCAACTCCCGCCAGCCCACCACTTTTTAGTTGTTTGAAGTTCAATGAAGTCTACTAAGCCCACACAGCACAAGCTCTGCGGGCTTTTTTACGTCTATTGTCGTCCAGTGAGAATTGCTGAGAACTACGAGTTATGGCACCCTGAATGGGACCCACTAAGAAGGGTCCAAAAACCGAGGGTCCCAAAATGGCAAAAATCGCTAAGAAGCTCACTGACACTGAAATCAAAAGCACCAAGCCAGCCGATAAAGAAATCAACTTGTTTGACGGTGATGGTCTGATTCTACGAATCGCTCCTTTGGCGAAAGGAGGCAAGAAAAATTGGTATTTCAGGTATGCAGTACCAGTGAGCAAGAAAAGAACCAAAATGAGCCTTGGGACATATCCTCACCTTACCCTTGCAAGAGCCAGAGCCTTACGTGATGAATATCTCTCCTTTCTGGCAAATGGTGTTGATCCCCAAATCCATAACAACGATAAGGCGAAGGCATTAAAGAGTGCTACTGAGCACACTCTCCAAGCCGTAGCGCGGAAATGGTTAGATGAGAAGGTAAAGACATCAGGTATCTCACAAGACCATGCAGCAGACATCTGGCGCAGCTTAGAGAGAAATGTCTTTCCCGGTCTGGGTAATGTCCCTATCAATGAGATCCGACCTAAGCTCTTAAAACAACACCTTGATCCTATTGAGCAACGAGGCGTATTGGAAACTCTACGCCGTATCATTTCACGTCTGAATGAAATCTTCCGGTGGGCAGCTACTGAAGAACTTATTGAGTTCAACCCGGCTGACAACCTTGGTCAAAGATTCAGTAAACCAAAAAAGCAAAATATGCCTGCCCTTCCCCCAAGCGAATTGCCAAGGTTTATGGAATCTTTGACGAATGCGTCAATCCGGTTGGAAACACGTATGCTAATTGAATGGCAATTGTTGACATGGGTTCGTCCGGGTGAAGCCGTTCGCGCAAGGTGGTCTGATATTGATACAACCAACAGCATTTGGAACATTCCTGCTGATTTCATGAAAATGAAAAAGCTTCACAAAGTTCCTTTGAGTAAAGAAGCTTTGCGCATCCTTGAATTAATGAAATCAATAAGTGGGCATAGAGAATGGGTTTTCCCCAGCATAAAAGCGCCTCTTAATCATATGCATGAACAAACAGCCAACGCAGCTATCATCCGAATGGGGTTCGGAGGCGAGCTTGTAGCTCACGGTATGCGTTCTATTGCACGAACAGCGGCAGAGGAGTCTGGTAAATTCAGAGCTGAAGTTCTTGAGGCAGCGCTTGCCCACTCGAAAAAAGATGAAATTATCGCAGCATACAATCGTGCAGAATATCTGATAGAGCGACAGAGTTTGATGCAATGGTGGAGTGATTACGTTCAAGCTCAAAGATCAAATGCTCTGGTAGCCTAAGTATCAGAATAGCTAATATAATCCTGAAGGTAAAGAAAATGGAAACCCTATTCAAAGTTTTTGAAAAATTTAGTTCCAGACCACTTTTTTTTATTTTTTTCGGACTCTCACTTTGTGAATTTTTTCAGAAACAATCTGTTCTGATGAATCCATCAGCAGATAACATCGCGAAATTATTCGCAGCCATGATATTAGTTGTTTTTTTTACTTGGGGATTTGAATGGCTAATCTTCAAGTTCAATGTAAACCTTGAACCTCATGATCAAGGCGATATTGGACCAACAATTGGAACGGCTACTTTAGCTGTATACTTAGTTTATGCCTTTCACTTTCTCAGTGAAAATCCTGAAGCATTAAATTTAAAGTTATTAACTAACTCTGGCTTTATATACAGCACAACTCTATTATTATTCTCATTAGAATGCATGAAGCTTAGAAGACTTAAACAAAAATAAACAACATCATTGTGATGATAAATATAAAATAGGCATGGCGAAAAAAAATCACCACGCCTAAAATATAATAATTATGGTAGCATCATTGATACATAATCCACACCAATCCTTGAGCTATACTGAGACGCTATAGCCTGATATCTTTCTGCATAACCAGTTCTCAGTTGAGATTTAAGTTTGAGTCGGACAGGAACATTTTGCACGTTGCCATCCATATTACTTAAAAACACGGCAGAAATAATATTTTTTTCTTCGCCATCAACTGTTGTTCCATGATTCAACACCACCATATAATCAACAACAGGAAGCGTTTTATCCCCTTCGAAAATAGAGAGATATTTTCTTTGATTTTTATGCATTACATATATATATTTCGAATGTTCAGCAAATGGCAATGCTTTACTCTGACTGGCGTTAAAAAGCTCCAGAACTTTAATGAGCCTGTGCGGACTTAATCTTACATGGTGAGGGTCGTTACCCTGAGTAGGAACCAAATCACATGCCGCAGATACACATAAATACCATTTGTTCGACTCTGTATCAAAGAAAATAGTGCCAGTAGAAATATGACCATCTTCAAAATTCTTTGAAGACAAATTCATATTTAAAGCATGATACATTTCGTGATAAGTATCATTATTTGATGGCAGATCCATTTTTGAAGAGCAATATTGGAGCAATGCAGCAACTCCGCTGTTAGCGTATTCATTTGAATAGCTATCAAAAACACTTTTGATAAATTCATCCAGCGTATTATTATTTTTAAGTCTTTGATAAAGCTCTTCTGATAAATTACCAAATACAAAGTCAATATTTCTACATCTAATATCAGGCGAGTCTGATTTTAATATCTCATTTAACCACGCAGCTTGACCGTAATGATCGTTAGCCAAATGATTTACAAAAGATAAAGCCTCAGCTTCGATTGCATTCTGAATTTCAGATTTTATTAACTGATAATAAGATGGTTTCCATTCAATGAGAGAATCATTGAGAGTTTGCCAAATTCTATCTCCATCGTTTTCATGATCATCTTGAACCTTATGAAATAGGGAGACAAAGATATTACCACATTGAATCCATTTTACTCCGCTTTCATCACCCCGAATGACATTGCCAGATGTGTTGCTAGAAATAATTGCATTTCTAGACACAGCATATTCTGCAATCATTTTTGCAATGAAGTTTTTATCCTTTTGATCCTCCAACACAGCATCATCATGTATTAATCTTTTAATTCTTCTACAAGGCTTACTGTCTTTAATATAGGCTATTGTTTCATCTCTTGTGAGAGCTTTATTACCATTATCATTTAAGTTCGGTAATACAACGTCTTCCCAATAACTTTGGACATCTTCATTATCGTAGTCAATGATCAAGCTGTTGATATCCAGAGCACCTTTGAGAGTCGATGATATCTGCATCCAAACCGTTTCTAAATTCTCTCTAGTATATATTACAATCATATTTAAATGATCGGAGTCTTTCAAATCTTGTAATAGTTTAAGTGTTTTATCAGGTGCATTATTATCAAGATGATAATCTACAATAATAAGATCTGATTTTCTAATCCGATCCACATCGAAATTAACAGAACCATTGTCAACATCACAAATCATATTTTTAGATTGAAAAAAGCTCTCAAGAGTAGCGGCTCGTTTAGATGAGTCAATTTTGTTGTAGTCTAAATCAACTTCGTTATTCAACGCCCTGATTGATTCAGAATACGTCAGAAAATCGTCATCAATCATGACAACGGAACGAATTGCATTTTCGCAGAAAGTTTTCTGGACAAGAGAATTATAATTTGCCACTGTCATATTAGAACTCCACTCCATTGAACTGGATCACAAAATTAGCGCCATCTTTTATTAAATAGTTATCGCCTTCATCAGGTTCTGAATACCATATTTTATGATGTGCAACAGCAAGGTTTTCTCGACATAGATACAGACCTACCCCATGTCCATTTGCTCTTTTGCTATAAAATAGTTCAAATAGTCGCGGGATATCATCGGTATCAATTGCCGGACCAGAATTTGCTATGATAACCAAAGAATTCACAAAACCAATCTTTATGAGCCTATTATTTGACAGACTGACCCAATACATTGCATTGTTGATAATATTAGTAAAAACAGGATAGATCCTTGATGGTATATCTGTTATTGCGATTTGCTTAAACTCTTCACTAAATTCAATAGTTATTCGTTGCCGTTCGAAACGCTCCCCAAAGAACTTCAGGACATAATCCATGATATTTTTTCCAGTTATTCTCTGCCTGGATTGATAACCTGATATTTTCAAAGGTGATAAGAAACGTATTTGTTGAGTAAGCGATCTGTGAGCATTTAACGCCAATGAAAAACCAGGGTGTTCTTTTACAGAAGTAGGAAGAGAGTTTAGTCCTCTGGTTACCATAGAATCCATTTCTTCAAGTTCATGAGATATTATCTCAACACTAATACCTAACTGTGCAAGCGCGTTTAAACTTTTAGCTTTTTCTTCAAAATATGAGCGTTCTTCTTCAGATAATGAGAATGCTGAATCTAAGTTTATACCTTCAAATAATCTATCGAGACCTTTTATTATTGATTGATATTTGAAAGTTAGGGTATCAACTGACTCAACATATAAACTATCGAGCAAATTAAACACATTTTCAATTTGTGAATCATTATCTATTGAATCAACAACTGATATAGTTTTAGCATAATAATCACTTCGATCAACCTTTATTTCATCGGCCCATTTTTTTAAAAGAGAATGTATCTTCTCCTCTATCGTGTTATTAAACTTAGTTAGTTTAGAATTAATAATACCTTGATTTTTTTCAAGGTGATTTTTCGCTGACAATGAAGGCTCAAGTTTATTTAATTCAGAATCAAGTTTATTAATTGCTAACTTCATTTGTAGAATATACGCAGAGAACTCATTAAATTTATCTCTGTAGTCTCTATATTTCTCTTCATACATTCCAAGTTTTGGAGGTTTGATAGGCGTTTTAATTTCACTGCGCAACGCATCTAAGTTTGTAAGATCACTGTCTATAATTTTAAGATAGTTTAAATCTAACGAACCATCAGTTTTATCAAGCTTAGTTTTCAGCCTTTTAACAGCCTCCAAGGAAGCATCAAGAACTGGTGTCTGATTCTTCAAAGCTTCTGAAAAACTTTTTTGTGTTGATTTTCGAGCTTGTTGTTGAGCAGATTTTCTTAACTCTTTTTCACGCTTAACTTGTTCTAAAAGCTCTTTACGGTCATCAGAACGTGAACCAAAAAATCTATCAGCAAGTTCAGTTAACAAATTAGATATAATAGTTTTCAGTTCTCTTGCAGCCTGGTTTCTTATGAATCCCTCTCTCCCCGACTTATCTTTCAGCTCTTTATTACTGGATTGAGTAATTCCAATATAACCAAAAATCCTTCTATTAGACCAATAATATCGCCCTGCATTCCATGAACGTCTTTCTTCTATCTGGAAGAAATCATTATCTACTCGACCATAAGGTAATACTCTCAAGCTATCCCTAAAAATCATTAGTCCTGCATACTTTTTGGCCTTAAGATCAAAGTGGGAATGTTCACGTTCAGTATGTGATGTATTTTGTGAAAGGAATTCAAACGTTCCTATCTGAAGCTCAAATGGGCCGACCCCTGCGTGATCCTACCCACGTAATATGGACACAGGCCTAAGCGAGGTTCTTGTTTTCAAATTGTTCCGGACTGAGGCCGCCACACCAACT